GTAATGCCCGTAACTGTTGAACAACGTTATACATTAAAAGATATAAAGTCTTCGGACTACGGTAAAGTTGATATGAATGGAGTATATGATGTTGATGATTATTGTAAGTTAACAGTATCTGCAATTGCTGGATTTCCTGCCACAATAGAAGCATCTTGGAAGACTCCGGAGATTAAAGAGAATGAGATTGGATTGGAGATTGTATATAAAGACGGTACACCTAGTGTGGAGTATGATTTTGGATTGTGTCCTGAATCAGCATATTTAGAAATGATTCATTACTTTTCAGATATGAATTCACAGAAGGCAGATATACAAAATTATATTGACTGTTGGATTCACAATGTTTTAGAAACAATAAAAAATAAATTTTATGGGACAAATACGATACTTTCACACGACGGGCAACCGTGACCTTACAGAGCATATGGTAGATATGCCTATCTGTACTGATGACACTATTTTAATTAAAACGATAATGACCGGTATCTGCCGAAGCGATATTGGGGCGTATGCGGGTTTCGAAGAACCGATGCCATTCCTAAAACAGGGCCACGAAGGCACAGGGGAAGTAGTAGAGGTAGGAAAGAATATCACAGATGTAAAGGTAGGTGATATAGTTTCTACCTGGTCTGATCCTGCATACGCCGATTATTATTTGGCAAAGCAGAATGAATTTGTAGTTATTCCGGAAGCTTCTCCTAAGTATATTCTGCAACCAGCTGCCTGTGCAATTAATATTGCAAACAAGACATTGGGTATGATGGAAGCAATGGGATATGAAGATGAAGAAATCCTTTTGTTAGGTTCTGGTTTTATGAGTGTTGTTATCGGACAGTACTTTAAGATATTCGATTATAAGTTTACGGTAGTAGGATCGAGTAACCGTGATCATTGGCATAATGTTGCAACGCTGCATAAATTAGATGATATCATCGCATCTGGAAAGCGTTATAAGGTTATTATTGATTTGACTTCTAAAGGATCTAACTTTCATATTATCGGTGAGAAGCTGGCAGATTTAGAAGCATTGATTTGTTATGCAGCGACCCCGTATGATCCTGTAACGACTAACTTTTTCACGAACTGTTGGAATTGCCACACTCTTATAATGCCGTCACCACGTAATACTGACTTTAACGAACAAATGGCATTGACCCGTGATTTTATTAAGACGGGAATTATTGATACTCAGTTTATTTGGACTATGGGATACGATCGAAATAATCTGGATGAAGTGAAGAAAGGCTTTGAAGATGGGTTAAATCGTCATTCGTACTATGTTCGTGGATATATTAAATGGTAATTTATGAATAATATATATGTAATGTCACTTGAACCGCTTCCGAGTAGATATACGGGGGAGTGGTTGGATTTTATTCCTAGCCTAATTAGGAAACGTGCTACTGACTTAAAACGACCGTATAACGTTTTCAATGTAGTAGGTGAGAGTGTGAGTGGTGAAACCACCCCGGGTGCATTTTTAAATTTTGCCGGTACCAATATTTGGAAAAATACTCAGATGAATTTTATTGCGTCCGAGTTTAATAATGGCAGTATCAAACCCGGTGATAAATTTGTATTCACTGATGCATGGAATCCGTGTATTATACAGTTGAAATATATGAGTGTCCTGTTAGACATTCCGGTTGAAATACATTCGATTTGGCATGCGGGAAGCTACGATAACTGGGACTTATTAGGTCAAAAGATTAAACATAAAACATGGTCCTTTTCATTTGAACGTTCTATTTATCAAGCATCTGATTTCAATTATTTTGCTACTAGATGGCATTTTGAACTATTTTATACAAATGCTTTGGGTGGAATGAACTTCTATCCTAGTAAGGCAGTTATAGCGGGCTTTCCGTTCAATTACCTTAAGGATCTTTTCCCGGAAAACGATACGAAAAAGGAGAACATAATTCTATTCCCGCATCGAGTTTCTAAAGAAAAACAGGTAGATATATTTAAGGACTTAGCAGAACAATTACCTGAATATGAATTCGTAGTATGCCAGGAAAAGAATCTAACAAAAGAGGAATATCATAACTTATTAAAAAGATCTAAAATGGTATTCTCTGCAAACCTGCAGGAAACATTAGGTATTAGTTGTTGGGAAGGAATGTTAGCTGGGGCATTACCATTAATGCCTAGGCGTTTGAGTTATGCAGAAATGTATCATCAAGAATTCCTATATCCAAGTACCTGGACTGAAAGTTACGAATATTATTTGGAAAATAGAAACAATTTAGTTAATTTAATTCGTGATAGGATTGAAAGATATGACTCGTATGTAGCGTTTGCAAAGACGACAGAAGAAAAAGCAGGTCAGTTTTTTGACGGAACAAAATTAGTAGATAAAATAATAAAAGGTTACGAAGATGATACAACCAGATAAGATTCCTGGCGAAAAGGAATTTTGCTACTATCCCTCACTGAGTGCGGGCGCCAGTAAGAATTGGTTAATGAAAAACCACGAATTACGTCCTGGAGTGACTTCTCGCTTCTATACAGATGAGTATCCTGAAAAGTGGCGAACCAAGTACTTCCTTATTACTGCAGGTCACCATTATAAGAACATGGATGCGAATGCGGACTTCGGTTGTGAAGGCGCACAGGTACTAGGTGATTCGGGAGGATTTCAATTAGCAACAGGTGCTATTGCTTGGGATCCGTCATTCAAAGAAACGATATTCAATTGGTTGGAAGCAAATTCTGACATTGCAATGAATTTAGATTTACCGCCCCGAGTAAAATTGGAAGGTAAATTTGATTACTGCCTGGATATTAGTTTAGAAAATTTCAAATACTTCGAGAAGAACCAGACCGGCAAGACTGCATTCTTAAATGTATTGCAGGGAAATGAAGAGGAGACCTATAGGTATTGGTATGAAAAGGTGAAAGCATTTGATTTTCAAGGTTGGGGTTTCGGTAATTGTCGTCGAATCGATCACTTGATGTATGCACTTGCAATTATGATTAAGGAGAAAGAATTCCTTAAAGATTCATGCAAATTCTTGCACATATTAGGTGCATCTAAAGTATATGATTTTGTTATCTACGAATACCTTCAGAAGATAATGAATAAGTATACAGGAGGTAAAGTACAAGTATCTACGGATTCATCCTCTCCAGGGTTGATGAGTGTATATGGTGGTTACTATTTTAATACTGATTACAGGACCGGTACTTTCTTAACAGCACACTTTGGTCGTCCGACAGATGTTAATTATAATTTAGATGCCCCGTTGCCGTGTAAGTTCGATGATTGTATTGCATGTAAGGGAAGAACATATAGGGACATTGTTGATTTTAAAACTCCCTCGTATCAGATTATTGTTCATCATAATTTGAATATATTCCTTGATGCGGTAAATACAATCAAGACAACGTTGCAGTCGCATGATGAAATACTAAAAGACATTGTAGATCCGATGATTTATCAACTCTGTATGTGTATAAAAGAAATGTTTGAATCCTCCGATCCGTTTACAGTATATCAAAGATATAAGCCACTGTATTCTAAATACAATGCTAAGTATGGTATGCGTGAATTAGGATATGCACGCGGATCTCATCCATCAGCAAACACAGAAGTAGCAAATACATTTTTTGATTTTGAATAAATAAAAGTAAATATGAAACTAAAAAGTACATTATCGGACTTCATTAAGAAGTACAATTTAGGCGGCAATGTAGAAGCCGTGAAATGGTCAATCTCCGGAAAGGAGATATCCACTGATGTCATTACCGAAGACAAGGGACTGATTGGTAAAGTAGTATATGAAGATGTTGATATGGATGATATGGAAGTAGGTATCTTTATTACATCTAACTTTGTAAAGGTATTGGATGTATTCGGTGATTCGCTTGCGATTAAGATGAACAGTATTGATGGTCGCCCAATCAATTTTGAATTGGGAGATGCAGACACGAAGGCCCAATATATGTTGGCTGATTTGAGTGTGATTCCTGCTGCCGCGAAACCTAAAAATCTTCCATCATTCCAATTGTCTGTTCCTATTACGAGTGACTTGATTGGGAAGATTAGCAAAGCAAAGGGAGCATTGCCAGACATTAGCCACATCACATTCAATACTAAATCAGGCACTCCTGAAATCATTATTGGTTACTCTAAAAACAATACGACTCGAATCAGTTTTGATATTAAGGCTGATGTTGAAGGTGATGTTCAATATAAGTCATTTAATTCGAATTATTTGGTTGAAATCTTTAAGGCCAACTCTAATATGAAATCAGGTACTATTGAAGTTTCAAATGCAGGCCTGATGCGTGTTGTGTGTATGGGTGATGGTTTTAAGAGTGAATATTTCCTGGTTGAAGTTCAGCATACTTGATTATGATAAGAACAGAACATAGTTTGTGGACAGAAAAGTATCGTCCCGCTACCTTAGATACATATATAGGTAATGAAACAGTAATCAATAAAGTTAAAACGTTTATTGAAACTAACGATGTACCTAATCTATTGTTTCACGGTAGAGCAGGTGGCGGTAAGACAACAATAGCAAAGATCATTGTCAATTCGATAAATTGTGATTATCTATATATCAATGCTTCGGATGAACGTAATATTGATTTGGTTCGAGACAAGATTAAAAACTTTGCTTCTAGTGCTGGCTTCAATCCGTTAAAGATTGTTATCCTTGATGAGAGCGATTATTTAACGCCAGTTACCCAGGCAGCACTCCGTAATCTAATGGAAACGTTCTCATTATATACTAGGTTTATCTTGACTGCGAATTACCCGGAACGAATCATTGAACCACTGCAGAGTAGGTGTCAACTGTATCACCTAGTTCCTCCATCCAAAAAGGATATCGCAATAAAGATGGCTAACATATTGCAGAAAGAGAATGTAACCTTTGTTCCGGAAGATCTTGCAATGGTAATTAATGCTTCCTATCCGGATATCCGTAGGATACTAAATACACTGCAACAGTATTCGATTGGAGGTAAATTTGAATTGGATAAGACATCTGTGATTGAAAGTAATTATCAGATGCAAATATTAGAATTACTCAAATCCTCTGATAAGAAAACATGTTTTCAAGAGATACGGAGACTGTTGAGTTCTACGGGAAGTAATTCCTTTTCCGATATATACGGGTTCTTGTATGATAATGTTGATTCGTATGCTACAGGTAATGTTGCTTCAGTGATTTTGGCATTGGCTGAATCGCAGATAACTGAACCTACTGCGGTTGATAAAGAATTACATGCAATGGCTCTTTTTATTAACATATTAAATATTATAAAATGACAGGTGGAAACCAACAAATGAACCTAAATTTAGATTTAGGTAAGATGCCTACCATAGAATGCGTTTGCGGTAGCTTCTTTTTTAAGAATGTAATGATGCTTAAGCAAGTGAGTAGGCTGGCAATAGGCGCCGAAAAGGATGCAATAGTTCCGATTCAAGTGTTCCGTTGTGACGATTGCGGAAATATTGCAGTAGACCTATTACCTAAAGAAATTCAGAGCATGTTCAGAGATGAAGAAACAGACAACAGTACAAAAATCAGCCTCGAGCCTTAAGACAGCATCAATAATCGATTTCATCAACTACTTGACCGTAGAGAAGAAACCGTGGGATCAATTGACTGAAACCGATAAAAAGGCTTTCAGTCCCTTTATGATTAACCGCTGGCTTTCGATGAGTATGGATTATGTTGAATTGGTAGCAATGTTACAAAAATATACTATGACTGTATTAGATAAAGAAATGGTATATAGATTGTATTTAGATTTGTTACCAAAACAGAAGATATATCTGAAGTATATAAAGAAAGAAACTTCCAAAGATTATCAGGATGGACTTGTAGAGTTACTAAAAGATTATTATCTTATAAGTAGGAAGGATGCTATTCAGTATTTGGATATTTACTTCTCAACGGTTGATAGGAAGAATGAATTGAAAGAGTTGATTGCTAAGTTTGGGAAGACAGAAAAAGAAATTAAAAAGTTACTAGAATGAAAGAATCAATAAATCACCCTGCACATTATGGCGGTGCAGACAATACATACGAGGCTATCAAAGTAATTGAAGCCTGGCAATTAGACTTTTGTTTGGGTAATGTTGTTAAATACATTTCCCGGGCCGGTAAAAAGGACCCTACAAAAGAATTGGAAGATCTTAAGAAAGCTGCCTGGTACTTGGATAGGCGCATACAGCAATTATCAAAATAATTTGGTTATTACAATTTAATTCTATATCTTAATAGAATGAAGACCATATTCGACGTTAATACCACACAAATAGAAGAAGGCGTGGCTAGAATATCATACTCGCAATACGCAATGTATTCCCGTTGTCCGAAACAATGGGAATTGTGCTATGTAAAGAAACATAAGGTTTCTGAGCCGAATATCAATTTGACATTTGGATCTGCCTTCCATGAAACGTTACAGACATGGTTAGATACTGTATTCAATAAGAGTATCAAGTTAGCATCACAAATGAATCTGCCAAACCTATTGCAGACCAATATGATGCGAATCTACAAAGAGGAAATGGATAAATTCGGTCAACATTATTCCAGTCCTGCAGAGTTAGCCGAATATTATGAAGACGGTGTTGCGATACTAGAACATATAACGAAGAAGCGTTCTGCATACTTTCCTAGCAAAGGATATAAACTGATTGGTATTGAAATGCCATTAAATATCCGTGTCCGTGAAGATTATCCTAAGGTTCGTTTGATTGGATTTATGGATTTAGTTATCTATAATGAAAACTCAGATACATATACTATCTACGACATCAAGACTAGTTATATGGGTTGGAAGGATAATGCTAAGAAGGATAAGACAAAAACTTCTCAGTTAGTTCTGTATAAAGAGTATTTCAGTCGTCAATGGAATTTGAATCCGGATAAAGTTGAGATTGAATTCTTTATCGTTAAACGTAAGATATTACAGGAATCTGTCTTTCCTCAGAAACGAGTACAGGAATTTACTCCGGCATCCGGATCCGTTACTAGAAAGAAGTTAGTAAAATCGATTGAACAGTTTGTTGCTGATTGTTTCAGTCCGGATGGCAGTTACAATGTAGATAGGGAATATCCTGCAATTGCAGGTCCTGCAAATGTAAATTGTAAGTATTGTGAATTTAAGGACAAACCAGATTTGTGTCCGGCAAAGAGCCGTATAAAAGTTTTATTATCATGAAGATCGGAATGATAGGTTCACTGAACTATACTAATGCATCGAAGGTAAAGGAATTCCTAATGATACTTCGAGACTCATTTGATTCTGAATTAGTGATTGTATCAGGAGGTAGTAAATTAGGCGTGGAGCCAATCGTTAAAAAATTTGCTCTACAGTTTGGTATTAATTATATGGAATTTAATCCTGCATTTACTCCATACAATCTTTACTCAGCAATGCCGGAAAACTATTATAGTAAACCGCGTCATGGAAGTCACTATTTACATAGGTATCTGTTGTTAGCCACAGCAGTAGAAAAACTTATTATATTCTCCAATCCTGGAGAGGATGTTTCCTTTTATAATATTCCTATTGGTAGGATGAAAAAGAGAGGAAAATCCTTTGTTATTGTTAACTAATTATTTATATTCGTACTATGGGATCATTATTATTATTTCTTGTATTGGTAGCAATCTATTTCCTACCATCGTTTGTTGCATATGAAAAATCATTCGGCACACAGGTATTCGTTCTTAACTTTTTCTTAGGTTGGACCTTTATCGGTTGGGTTATTGCATTGGTGTGGGCCTTAAAGGTTGAAAAGCAATGATTCGAAAATTTTTACTCTATGCAGCAAAGTGGCAATTGGGAACTATAATCACAGTTCCGATGCTATACTTATTTGTAGACATTCTTCATCTCAGTTATTTATGGTCTACTATATGCTTTAACTTCGTGGGAGCACTTATCTTTTTTCCTATAGATCTATGGATTTTCCGCAAAAAAGATAAGAATGTCGATAATTATTAAAAAGGTTATATAGTTTTATGCAACAGTTACAATTACCGAAACTTCGGAAAGTTGATCCGAATACACCGAAAAAGAAAAAAATATTACTACTATCTGATGATTTGCGTTTACATAGCGGCATCGCTACTATGTCACGTGAATTTGTTACAGGTACTGCGCATTGGTTTGATTGGGTACAGGTAGGCGCAGCAATCAACCATCCTGATAAAGGAAAAGTGTTTGATATATCAGAAGCAGTAAACAAAGAACGTGGCATTACTAACGCTAACATTAAAATCTATCCGAATGATGGATATGGAAATGAAGCCTTAGTTCGTGAATTGATTTATTTAGAAAAACCCGATGCAATTATCATCTTCACAGATCCTAGGTATTGGGTATGGTTTTTCCACATGGAACATGAATTACGACAGCAGATTCCGATTATCTATTATAATATTTGGGATGATGTTCCGTATCCCTTCTGGAATGAAAATTTCTATGAATCATGTGATATGTTATTGAATATCTCTAAACAAACCAATAACATTGTTAAGAACGTGGTGCGTAAAAATCCTAAGCCGGATTGGGCCATTCAATATGTACCACATGGAATTAACGAGAAGCAATTCTTCCCGATCGATGAAACCCACCCACAATGGGAAGAGTATCAGAAGACTGTGTTCGAAGTTAAGATTAAAAATAATGTTGAATTTGTAGTTTTCTGGAACAATAGAAATATACGACGTAAACAGCCTGGGGATGTAATATTAGCATACAAAACATTCTGCGATAAGCTAACTCCAGAACAGGCTTCAAGGGTTGCATTGTTTATGCACACCCAGCCGGTAGATGGAAATGGTACTGATTTATTGGCAGTACAGCGTGCTATCTGTCCTGATTATAAAATCATTTTTAGTGACAAGCCGGTCCCGCCACACGCTATGAATTATTACTATAACCTGGCAGATGTGACGCTTAATATTGCTAGTAATGAAGGCTTCGGCTTATCTGGTGCAGAGTCACTGATGGCAGGTACTCCTATCATCAATAATGTTACTGGTGGATTACAAGACCAATGTCGTTTCGAGGATGAGGACGGAAACTGGATCGAATTCGATACTGAGTTTTCAACCAACCACACGGGTAAATATAAGAAGCATGGTATTTGGGCTAAGCCGGTATTTCCTTCCAATCGTAGTTTGCAGGGATCACCGGAGACTCCCTATATATTTGATGACCGAGTTTCATTCACGGATGTTGCTGATGCAATAAAATATTGGTATGATATGAGTCCGGATGAAAGACACTTGGCAGGATTAGCAGGCAGAAGTTGGGTCGTTAGTGAAGAGAGTGGTATGTCATCGTTTGAGATGTGCAATCGTTTTAAACTTAACATTGAAAACTGTTTTGCTAATTGGACTCCTAGAAAACGCTTTGCTGTATATAAGGCAAGCAAGTCTACACCTATCAAAAATAATGGAATTGTTATATGAAGAAAACTATTTATTTACAATCGCCGGTAAGTACTAGGTCGGGATACGGTGCACATGCACGCGAAATTGCTCTAGCACTTTTAGAATTGGCGGATTACGATGTAAAGTTTATATCGTTGCCATGGGGCAATACTCCGATGACCGCATTGGACGAACCTAAGTATGCAGAGATTAAACGTAGGATTATTTTCGGTGAAGTGCCGAAACCGGATATCTTTATTCAGCTTTCTATTCCAAATGAGTTCCAACCATTAGGAAATTATAATATCGGTATTACGGCTGGTATTGAGACGGACGTATGTTCTCCTGAATGGATTGAAGGTATGAATAGGATGAATGAAGTCATTGTTACTTCTGAACATTCAAAGCTAGTATTTGATAATGTATCATACGATAAGGTAGACAACAATACTAAGCAGGTAATAGATAAATTGAAAGTAAATGTTCCGATGACAGTCTTGTTTGAGGGATGTGATGTTGATATCTATAAATCTATTACCCGTGCTGAATTGAATAAGGATGTAGCAGCTGAAATTGATTCAATACCGGAAAAGTTCGTATTCCTATCAGTAGGCCATTGGTTACAGGGAGAGCTAGGTGCTG